CGGCCTGGACGGCGTTGTCGTCCGCGGACAACACCATCGCGCCCTTCCGCACGCGCCCCTCCAGCAGCGCCACCGCCTCGGGCGACGACGCCTTGCCGAAGCTGCTCGACGCCTGCGCCGCCGTCAGCTTGGCGTATTCCTCGACGAACGCGCGCGGGACCGCCGTCCCGTCCCACCAGACCACGCCCTGCGCGTCGAGGGCGGCGTGAACGGAGGCCACCTTGTCGAGCGCGAGCGCCTGATCGGACGGCAGCGGCGTTTCGTCCGAGGCGATGACGCCCAGTTCCACGAGCGCCATGGTCGCGATCGTCGCCACCGGCACCATCTCGGTCAATGTCGGCGAATCATCGAGCGGCACCACCCGCACGCCGATCTTGCGGAGCGCCTGCTGGGCGATGGTGGAGACGGGGGTGGTCATTGCTCCGTGCTCCCCCGCGTCCCGCCGAGACCGGCCGCGCCAGCGCCACCCGCCATCAGGCCGGCGATGCCGTATTTGCGGATGATGTTCATGATTTCGGGACTGAACACGACCGTATTGCGGCTGCCCTCGCCCGCGCCGCGGCTGCCCTGGTCGAGGTAGCGAATTCCGGGGATGCCCGCATTTTGGAGTGCCTGCGCGATCCTCGGATCACCAAAATCGCCGGAACGCGCCAATGTTGAAACCACGTCATTGCCGGTCAGCGGAATGTTGTTCCTCGCCGCCTCCACCAGACGTTGGCTTAGCGCCACCGAATTGTCCGCGATGCTGTTGACGGCACCTCGCACCACCGGATGCTGCTCGCTCAGCGGCTTGTCCCAGTCGAGGAAGTGCGCGGGATCGGCGTTGACCTCGACCTCATACATGTGGCCGGCGGTCTTGGTAACGTCGTCCAATACTCCGCGCCCTTGACTAATCCACTGTCCGATCTGTTGGTCTGTCGCTGATGGGTCCAGCACTTTCAAATGCTCGGCTATCTCGTCCGGCGAATACCCAGCGTGTAGACTGGACGCCACCTGACCAGGCCTGTTCGGTGATTTGTCTGCGTTAAATTCCAGTTTTTGCAGTGCCGGATAGATACCGAGATTATCCCTGTATTGTCGCGCGGTGCCCTCCGCGTCGGCCAGATACATCCCGTGCCCATACGCCTGCGCGCCCTCGCCGGTGCCAATCTTGGACAGGTCGAACGCGCTGAAATCGTGCGGGCTGCCGTGATACGCCTTGAAGATGCCCGCCAGTCCGCTGACCGGGCCAAGACCGCCGGTATCGAAGCCCAGCGCCGGATTGTCGGCCAGCCGCGCCTGCCCCTGCGTGGTCAGTTCCCCCGTTTGGGGGTTCACGAACTGACCCACCGGGCCGGCGTAGGTCGTCGGTTGTGGCATCCCCACGCTCTGCAAGGTCTCAGTTCCCACCGGGTTGTTGGACGGCCAGATTTGCGCGGGGTCGTCGGGCGGGAACAGCGTATTGCGGGCGGACGCGTTGTCCGCGCCCGTGAACCCCGCCATCAGCTTGTTCCACCACCCCGACACGCCTCACCTGGCGGCCGCGCCGGTCACCGAGCCCGCCGGCGGTGGCGGCAGATCGTCGCTGCTGATGCCCGCCGCGAGGCTGGAGACGCGCGTGGCCTTGCCCGACGCCGGCGGCAGGAACGTGGGATCGGCCGCCTTCGCCGCGGCGTCCTGCTTCGCCTTCATCTGCTCCGGCGTCAGCGGCGGGCCGGACGGCGCCGCCGGATCGAGGCCCAGAGCGGCGAGATGCGCGTCACGCGCGGCGGTGTTCTCCTCGATCGTGCCGCCCGCCCCGCCACGCGCGCCGATCGAGCCGTCTTCATTGTAGTCGAGGATGACCTGCGCGCCGATCGTCGCGGCGGCCATCGCCTCGCGCTGCTCCGGGGTGCGCTCGGTCGCGACGGAGGCCGCCGCCGGAGCCGCGGTCTTCGTGTCCGCGCCGCTCCCCGACCCGGAAACGGTGCTGCTGGCTGGTGATGTCGCCATGTCACAACTCTCCCTTTATGCGTCAGCGACGGCGCTGGTATAGACAGTGACAATTCCGGCATCGACCGGCTTGGTCGTGTCCACCGTTGGGTCGGTGCCAAATCGTAACTTCCCGATGCCGCGCATCTCCTGAATGCCGACGCCGTGCATGTAGCCATAGTCACGTGTATTCGTCGTCGACTTCATTCGTTGCGCCCAGGCAACGCCGAGCGCCTGCGCGCCGCAGAGGCACGACGCGGCCACGTCGATGCCGCCGGCGCCGGCACCCGCGATCACCGGCATCTCCGGAATTTCGCGGATGATCACGCCGTTGTAGATGATGTCGCCAGCCGTGAACAACGGATTGTCGCGCCCGCGATCCCACGCGTATTGCAACGTGTTGACGATGACGGGGTCGTTCATCAGGTCACGGAACGGCAGCGACGGCATGAACATCACGAACCATTCCTCGTCGTCGTTGACGCTGATGGGGCGGATGCGCGGCGAGGCGGTGCGGGCGATGCGCTTGGCCAGCGTCACGGTCGCCGCCGTCATCTTGCCGGTGGTGTTGGTGATCGTCAGCAGCGCGGTGGCCATCACACCGGAGACGGCGTTGGCCTTGCTATTGCCGAACAGCACGCGGTCGGCGTTATTGACCATCCAGGTGTTGCGCTGCCCGGCGGTGGCGGCGCCGTAGGACACCTGCACGTTGCCGTCCGCCGTCATCGCCTCCAACGAGGTGATGATGTCGTTCCGCATCTTCTCCAATTCCCAGACCATCAGGGCTTCCCTGGCGGCCTCGCGGAGGTCGATGACGGACTTCTGTTCGTCCCACTCGGAGACGGCGACGGCGTGGCGGAACGGCGCGACGGTCAGATTCAGCGAGCGGGCGTTGAGGATTTCCTCATTGCCCTCCAAAACGGTATTGCCAGTGACCCCGGCGCCGATCAGGCGTCGCACGGTGGGGAAAACGACCGTATCGCCCGCCTTGCGCGTCAGATCCTCACGCACCTGGATCATCGCGCCCATGGTCGTGCCCATGTAGCGCGCGAACTGGTTCTTGCGGACATACTCGGTGAAAAAGTCGCTGTCCCAGATGAGCGGCGTTAAGCCTGCCCGTGCCGGGGTGACGTTCATATCGGCCATACGATTACATTCCTAGAGCCACGAGTTGATGAAAACCCGCTTTCCCTCGGATCGGTGCAGTGATATTCATGTGGCCATGCCAATAAAAACCGCAGTTCCCCCCGGCCAACTCACAGCGGAGATGGTCAGACGCGCCCTGGACTACGACCCGGTGACCGGATTGCTGTCCTGGCGACACCGCGACGACGTATTGCCGCGCGTGAACAAGCGCTTTGCTGGCAAACCGGCGGGTTGCCGAGATGGTCAGTACGGCTACCTGACGGTAAGACTCCATGATTACGCGTATCAGGCTCATCGCCTGATCTGGCTGCACGTCACGGGAGAATGGCCCACCGATGTCCTCGACCATGTCGACGGGATTCCGTCTAACAATGCCTGGAGCAATCTGCGGCCGGCCACGCGAGCGGAGAACAACCGAAACCGGCGATCCATCCGTGAGGGCACGCTGAAAGGCGCGGTTCGAAACGCCAAAACCGGACGTTGGACAGCCATGATCACGCTTGGCCGCAAGGCCCATTATCTCGGCACCTTCATCTCTCAGGAAGAAGCGCACGCCGCCTATGTCGAGGCTGCGAAACGTCTCCATGAGCGATTTGCACGGTTCGATTGAAAGGGACGTGAAGCGACGCCCGGATAAAGCCCGGCGACGGCTCAACGCCCGCTAATCCCCCGGCGACGGGGTCACACCGGTATCAGGACCCGGTGGCGGTCCAGCGCCCGTTACTCCCCCGGCGACGGGGTGCCTTCGCGACCGCTTTGCGCCCGATTATGCCCGGCGACGGCGGCGGTTGCTCCGGCGTGGCCACGTCCGCGAGGACGGCGGCCAGGATCAGCTTAGCATCTTCCAACGCCTCGGCAATGGCCTGGCGCCGCTGTGCGTCGGTTTCCGGCAGCCGACGCTGATACCGCGCGCCGTAGAGGATGGCGGTCAGCGTGGCGAGGTCGGTCACTTCGGCGGGCGGGGCGGAGAGAGCGAGATCATCCATTCGACGGCGTTGAACGAGGGCAGATCATTGCTTGACCCGCGCGCCACCTTCTCGACCTGACGCTGCGTTGCCCGTGCCAGCGCGTCGGAGGCGATCTCGCGAATGATTCCGTCCGTCGCGAAGCGCGCCTGCTGGTTGATGTCGAGTTGCTCGATTTCCACCACCGTCGCCTGCCGCGCTCCTGCCCGCAGCCTGTTACGCGCGCCGGACAGATACCAGCTTCGTTGCCGTTCAGCGATTTCCCGGTCATTCAGCCGCTGAACGCCGATCCCTGGCGCGACGCACACCCAGACCTGGGCCTGTTCACGCTCCAGGACGCGGCGCGCGTAGGACAGCTTCCCCGAACGCGCCGTCAAGGGCACGCCGGCGATGTCCGTCAATTCCCGATATGTCAGGCGGGTGCCCTTGGCATGCTCCGCGAGAAAGCGGACCAGCGCCGAGGTGATCTCGGACCTTTCGAACCGGGTCATTGCTTAAAACCGTTGCGTTGCGATGCGCGGCGTAGCGCGGCGATGCGCGGCGGAGCGGAGCGATGCGCGGCGGTGCGTAGCGGGGCGGGTCGAGGCGGAGCGTAGCGTTGCGAGGCGTCGCGGAGCGGAGCGGCGCGGAGCGACGCGTTGCGCGGCGGGGTGATCAGACACTCATATCCTCCCATTCGAACTTCGTCACGCGGAAACGCCCGTTCGTGCCCGCGTTCTCAACCCGGAAACGACCTATCCCGACGATCATTCCGCTGGTCTTGACGGTGTGCTCGA